AAACACCGCCAGATATACACGCCACCAGGATAAGTGCTGATGATAAAATTTCTTCCATACCATAATTATAAGATAATTGCTTAGTTGTAAGTGTTACTACCCCAACTTAACCCTAAATACCCCTACCCTTAGCTAAGAAAAGCTAACAAAAACCTACAATAAACCACCATGGTTATTGACTTCTATCCTAATAAAATTCAAAAATAAGCTATGTAAGCACCTAAAGGGTTGTGTTTTGGGCTAGATGTGGGAAGTGTGAACCGATTTCATAAATGTGTGTAAAATAATTAACGTATATGTGTATATACAAGAATAATTATCATATATTATGGGTGCAATATATGACGCAGAACAGGAGCAGTATATTTTAGCAGAAAAGGTACGACTTGGTAAATTAAACATACAAAATGAAGATATGGTGCATAAAACCATATCATTTAGTATTTCAGAATGGGCGTTAGTTCAGCAAATAGTAAATAAAAACAAATTAAAGAATTTAACGCAGGGTATGCGGTTCTGCATCTGGAACACTGCAATAGAAGAAGGCCTTGAAACAGGATGACTGCATTATACAGAGATTTGTTTAACGCATCAGAAGAAACGATAGGACTACAATATGAAATAGAAGAACAGACCAAAATATCTTTTAATGTCCATTGTGCAAAATGTGGCAAGTTTAAACTGAAACACACTAAATCAAAATATTGCCTAAAATGTTTAGGGCTATGAAAAGAAAACGCTTTGATAAATTATGTGAGGAATTAGAAGGATTGGAAGTAATAGAAGAAAGTTTGGGAATGATACGGATAACTAAAAAATTTAGAAATTTATTAGTTAAGAATATTCCTGACGGTTATTGGGGTAAAGATGATAGGCTCAATGAAACAATAATTTTATCTATTTTAGAGGTATGTGAACCTCTTGAATATAATCACTTAGCTGATTATTGTTGTGTAATTAAAGGCACGTTACTTGGTTCTATCAACAAAACACTTGATTAACTTCAAAAATGCAATTTGAAGTTGTAACCACATTTTTTTAAGAAATTTCAATGCACAAAATTGACCCTGCAACAGCTCCAGGCGATTGGATGACAGACATTGTTCCAGCTGTTGTTTTAACATATAATTCAATAACACTAGAATCGAGGTCGAAAATTCCACACAAACATCCTGCAGTATCGTCCCCCCCCTCTACTGCTTGATAAACGCCATTTGTTACACCGTCATCAAATAATGACATATATTGAATATTTGAACCCGTATTTTTTACAGTGTAGTTGCAACAAACGAGTGCCTTCCCGCCCGCCCTTGTTGGCAGAGTTAACTGCATGCCGTTTCCTACTGCAACATACGCAGTTGATGTGGTTGAAAAAATTCCTGATTGGATGCTTTGCTGGGTTGTTAACGTGGTCATAGTTGAGGACCAGGAGGGAATATTACCAGCCGACACTGTCAATTGATTTCCTGTAGTACCGACTGCTAATTCCTGTAAGTGACTTCCATCCGAATATGTCACCGAACCGCTTGACATATTACTCTGAGTAATATTCTGAAAATCTAAATTTCCCCCATCCTGTAAAGTAAGAGAATTATGTTTGTGGGGTTTTAAAATATTTGAACCGCCACCAGAAAAACCCATTAACTTAACACCTTCACATATTCTTTATATTTTTTAAGTAACTTTTTTTTTTCTTGTTGATTCATTATTGTGACACTGTCCTAAATCGTTGTGCTTCAGTACTGTAAAACATGGGTGTTACCTGGGCTAGAACATGAACTGCACCAGCAGCACCAGCGACAATTTGAACTCTTACCATATTTTGGTCATTTATGTTCTGGTCTGCACCAGCAGACAATGCAACTAAGGGTTGACCGTTTACAGAAAACTGACAAGCGTTTACAGTGTCCTGATTTTTTATGGCCACTGAAATGGCCATAGCTCGATATTGTGCAGGGTATTCGATTGTGGTAGTAGTTCCTGCTGCGATAATATCAGCAACATAAGTGCTAGGAACTGTTGGGTCTTTTGGTAAAACATTGACAACATAACCTAGAATATTTTGTGGCATTAAAGCCCCCTAAAAGAGATTAGAATATTTCATCAAAAAACTGTACTGGGCAATTCCGCCTCCAGTAACTACTTGGCCTGATTGCCAAGATAATTGTTTTCCGCCAGCCTGTCCACCAACAGTAACTCCGATTGGTCCAAATACGACACGGCCAGCCGAGGCGGCACTGGATGCCACAGAAAAGTTGGTAACTCCCGACTGAATTCCGTTTACGAGCACGTTTGTTTCGTATGCTGCTGCCCCTGGTGGGTCTGGATTATTTACGCAATCTAAAATTGTATTACTCCGGTTCAATTGTTGGATGGTCAGACCGGTGACATCGTCAGTTGAAGGCGTAAAAACGTTAAGTGCTGCACCTGTTGTCGTGTAACTTCTCATAAGTGGAACTGCCATTAGAGACTGTCCACCTGTACGTTACCTTCTGCTGTAGGACCAGTAAATGCTGTTAAACTGCTACCCATGAAACTTGTTGCTACTGCTCCTGCTGCTGCTTCAATTCCACCAATACCATAGGCTCCTAATGTGGTTATGGCCTTACCCATTGTAGAACCTGCGATAGTAGGTGCTATTGCACCGAGAATTAAACCGCCTAGACTTGCAATTCCTGCACCTGCTAGAACCTTGTTTATGGTCTTGCCTGTTTTTAGTTTAAATGCCATTCTCATTCTATAGAATGAGAACTGCTTATTAAGTATTGTAATAAGTAGGAATATGGGTATTATAGGCAAAATCCTCCCAATTGCATTAATTGGTGCTGCTATTCTCTATTTTGGTAATATAATTAGTCGTCCTGCTGAAGCCTCTGCATCTGCTGGTGCATTAGGTGAAACAGGAACCGCTATTGGAAGAGTATTTTCAAATCTCGGTTCTGGTGCTTCTGAATTAGGTATTGGGATTGGGGAAGGTGGCGTAGGTCTGCTCAAACCATTTTGGGAAGTTAAGAATTTAATGGCCAGTGTGCCTGTCGTTTATAATGCAGCAGTTGCGGGTGCTGCTAATAGCAGTGCAGTGGCTCAAAGTGAAGGCGAAACTGTCGGCAATGTCAGTAAACCATCTAGTTCTACTATTACCTGGTCTAATGGTACAAGTGCATCTGTACCCACATTAAGCGCTGCTGCTAAATCATATTATGGTAAATTAGGGGTATCCGTTACTTGAAGAAAGGTTCAAAGGCTGCTAAAGCCTGGGGTGCAAAAATGCGCAGACTAAGAGGAACCAAGAAAAAGACTAAACGAAAATCAACAACAAGAAAAAGAAAACGAAGTACACGTAAAGGTGGGATTAGAAAAACTGCAAGGCGTGCCTATAAAGGGCTTAAAAAGCGTGTTTCTAGGCGTAAAAAGTCATCAGATAGTGCTTGGAATTTCTAAGTTTTACCTATGTGATTAGGTGCTGGCTTTATCCAACGTTTTAGGGTTTTTTGTTCATAAGCTTTAGTTCGGAGAATGATACTTCGTACCCTGCCTAATTGTTTATTCACTTCCATACCTCGTTGAGACATAGAATCTAATTCACGTTCTAACGCCCATAATTCGGTTATGACATTCATATTATGTTGCCATTTTTGCCTACCTCTTAATTTTGCCATTATCTAAATCCAAATGTATTTTTCCCCTTTACAGGTAGGGCAATCTTCAAATGTATTGTAAATTGGGTCAAGTTTATTTGAGTTAGTTTGAAAGTCAACGGTCCTGATAATTCCATGTGGATGGCCATCTACAGTGTCAGCACAAGTCTTACAGGGTTTGTATTCCTTCAGTTTCAGTTCCAGGTTCGGTCTGCTTATTACTGGTTGTGTTAGCGGATTTGATTTTCTCATATACCTTTTCTATTAATGCAGGGTCTTTCTTAACTGCTTCTTCAACTTGAGGAATTAAGAAGGATGCGGCCTTGCGATACTTACCTGGTATCAACTGCATTAGAACTTCTCCCAGGCCCGAGTTCTTCATATCATTATCTGTTACTGTTACGCCTTGCTTCATTTTGTTTAAGGTTCCTTTAAGTCGTAAAATTTCTTGTCTGTAGTCTTTGGCTTCTTCTTTCTTACTTTCTGCTAAATACCTGATATCATTCTCAAAGTCTTTGATACGTTGACGGGAATGTTTGTTAGTAGTACTCCTACTCCTAGCAATAAACATACAGGAAACACCGCCAGATATACACGCCACCAGGATAAGTGCTGATGATAAAATTTCTTCCATACCATAATTATAAGATAATTGCTTAGTTGTAAG